TTTATAAATCGTTGTCGCCAAACTCTATACCACAGGCAATATTAATAATCGCAGGTTATCAATACAAGGCAGCTTTTGTCGCTGACCAAGAGATTAATATGGTTGCTTGTCTAACAGAGATTATGGCAGGATGTAAGTTTAAATAATGTATGAGTTAAAAGATTATTTAAACGCTATCAATTTCTCTAAAGAAAAACTGTTAGATACTGATGATACAGAGTGGACAAAGAAATATCCACCCTTTGTTATCAACAAATGTTTGTCTATGTTTTATGATTGTATTGCACAGGCAAATGAAATGAATGGTTACCACTTCTTAGATAAAGATGTTCAATTTAATTTTTTCATAAATAGTATAAGGAAAAAGAAACGATTTGGTGGTAAGTGGCTAAAACAAAATGTTTTAAAAGACATAGAGTATGTCAAAGAATATTATGATTATAGCAACGAAAAGGCAAGAGAGGCCTTATCAATACTAACTAAAGAGCAGATTGAATTAATTAAATTATCTATTGACAAGGGTGGGAGAAAGAGAAAATGAATGATGAGATAGAATGGAATCCAGATAAAATGCTCGAAGTAACAATAAAACAACCTGATGATTTTCTAAAAGTTAGAGAGACACTAACTAGAATAGGTGTTGCAAGTCGCAAAGACAAAACACTATATCAATCATGTCATATCTTACATAAACAAGGTAAGTATTATATTGTACATTTCAAAGAGTTATTTGCATTAGACGGCAAGACAGCAACACTATCAGAGAATGATATACAAAGAAGAAATACGATTGCGATATTGCTACAAGATTGGAACTTAATTGATATAACTAAAAAAGAGGAATCTGAAAACAAGGCACCTCTAAGTCAGATAAAGGTTTTACCTTTCAAAGAAAAGAACGAGTGGACACTATCGGCAAAATATAACATAGGCAAAAAAGTAGAAGATGAAAGTACCTAGTTTCAATGAATTTATTAGTGAGGCAGTTGAAAATCCTAAACTAGTAATCATAACAGATGAACCTGAACAGGCAAAAACTTTTCACACGGCAGATAGACTTCAACAAGAAGCAAAGAAGTTAGGGTGGAAATATTACCTGTATAAACTTACAGGTGGGTATACATCAAACGAAGATAACATTAGAAGACTACACAACAAAGATGATGAAAAAGGTTTTGTAGTTGATAAAAATACTATTGCGATATTTAGAGGTTCAGTTGTTCGTAGAGACAGTTGGATGGATATTATATCTATGTTTGAGAAAGATAAAGTATGTTGTATTAACAGTAGAGACTGTATAGAAATATGCACAGACAAATATAGAACATCTATCAAACTTGCAGATTATGGTTTAAGACAACCTAAATCTTCACTAATAACAGATAAAGAAAATGCCTTAAAGGCGTTTGAAAATTTAGATACAGACTTTCCTGTTATTATGAAAACATTACGAGGGTCAAAAGGTGTAGGTGTTTTATTTATTGAATCAAAAATAGGACTAGATTCTATTGTACAGTTAATCAATAAACAAGATGAGGATGCCGATTTATTAGTACAAGAATATATTAAGACAGACTATGATGTTAGAGTATTAGTTTTGGGTGGTAAAGTTCTTGCAACAATGAAACGACCTGTAATCAAAGGTGATTTTAGAAGTAATGTATCACAAGGTTCAAAACCAGAAGAATTAAAATTAACAGAATTAGAAATAGAAGAATGTATCAAGGCCGCTAAGGCAGTAAATGGTGTATGGACTGCCGTAGATTTTATACCTTCAAAAGATAGAAAGAAAGAACCACCATTTATGATTGAGGTAAACTCATCACCTGGCACAGAGGGTATGGAAGAGGCAACAGGTAAAAATATAAGTAAAGAAATTTTAGAGTATTTTACAAATAGAAGAAATTGGGTACAGGCACCTTCTCAATGTGGGTACAAAGAAGTTATGACAATAAAACCTTTTGGTGATATTGTTGCAAAATTTGATACAGGTAATAGTGGCACAAATGTTATACATGCAGAGAACATGGAAGTCAAAGGTAAAAAAGTAACATGGTCTTTATATAACAAAACTATTACATCAGACATTATTTCTAAAGAAGAAATAAAAGTAGGTGGCCTAAGAGACTATGAAGAAGACAGATACTTAATTAAATTAGATGTACAATTTGCAGGCACACTATATACAGATGTTGAGTTTACTCTAGATGATAGAGAAGACAGAACACACATATTATTAGATAGACAGTTTATGAATAGACTTAATGTCATGGTAGACCCTAGTAGAAAATATATAATTACTAGTCCGTACAGCATTGACAAATAAGACTTTTTATATTATAATTAAATTATTAACAAGTGAGGTAAATTATGGCAGATGTGAGACTGTTTCGTTTGACAACAGGCGAAGATATAATAGGCAATATAAAAGAAGGTGATGAAGAAAGTAATACAATTACTTTAGAAAAACCCTATGTAATTATTCCACAACAAGAGGCACCAGGTAAACCGGTAACTCTAGGATTTCATCAATATATTCCGTATGGTAAATGTGATGAAGTTGTTTTTAAAAACGAAAATATAATTACTAGTGTTCAACCTAATGATGAGTTGAAAAAAACATATCAACAAAATACAGGCGGTATAGTAGAAGTAGAGAAACAGTTGATTACTTGATGAATTTTTATAAGAACATAATTGAATATAAAGGTAAATTATTTGTTCGTGGTATTCATGAAGGGCAAGAGTTTCAAGAAAAGATAGATTTTAAACCTACTTTTTTTACTTTAACAAATAAGAAAACTAAACATACTAACTTGCAAGGCGATTATCTACAGCCAACACAGTTCGATAGTATCATAAAGGCAAGAGAATTTAAAAAGAGTTATGATAACTCTAATTCTCCTATCTATGGTATGGAAAGATTTGCATATCAATATATTGCAAACGAATATAAAGATGATGTTGAATGGCAAAAAGATAAAATTAAAATCTTTACTATTGATATCGAGACAAGTTGTGAAGAAGGTTTTCCTGATGTAGATAATCCTGTTGAAGAAATATTATGTCTAACAGTTAAGAATCAAACTAACAAACAAATTATAACATGGGGCACAGGTGATTTTAAAACTGATAGAGAAGATGTAACTTATGTCAGATGTAATTCTGAAAAAGAAATCATTAAAGAGTTTATGACATTCTGGATGAGAAACTATCCAGATATTATTACAGGTTGGAATTGTAAGTTCTTTGATATACCTTATCTAATGAATAGAATTATCAGACTAACAGATGATAAAGTTGTTAGAAACTTTTCACCATGGAAGTATGTAGAAAAGAAAGAGGTTGTTGTAAGAGGTAGACCTAAAACAATATTTGCAATTATGGGTATTGCAATGTTAGATTACATAGACTTGTATCAAAAGTTTATACCTGTAAGTCAAGAAAGTTATAAACTTGATTACATAGGTAAAGTTGAGTTAGGTGTAGGTAAAGATGAAATGCCTTATGAAACTTTTAGAGAGTGGTATACAAAAGACTTTCAATCGTTTGTAGATTATAATATACAAGATGTAGAAATCGTAGATAAACTAGAAGATAAACTAAAACTTATTGAATTGATATTAACTATGGCTTATGAGGCAAAAGTAAACTATGATGATGTGTTCTCACAAGTAAGAGTGTGGGATGTTTTGATTTATAACTTTTTAAGAAAAGAACATATTGTAGTGCCTGAAAAATCTGAGAAGATAAAAGATTCTAAATATGACGGTGCATATGTAAAAGACCCAATCACAGGTATGCATAAGTGGATAGTATCGTTTGATATCAATTCACTTTATCCTCATTTGATTATGCAATACAATATATCACCAGAAAAGATAGTAGGTATAGATACAAATAGTGTAACTGTAAATAAATTACTTGCAAAGAAACCTAATCTAGAACATTTAAAATCTGCTAACTTATGTATGACACCTAATGGTGCAAGATTTAAAAGAGACAATGCAGGTTTCTTACCTAGATTATTAGACAAGATGTATCAAGATAGAGTTGTCTATAAAAATAAAATGTTAGAGGCAAAGAAGAAGTATCAAGAAACAAAAGATAAATCATATCAAAAAGAAATTGCAAGATGTCATAATATTCAATGGGCAAAAAAGATTGCATTAAATAGTGCTTATGGTGCTATCGGTAATCAATACTTCAGATACTATGATGTTAGACAGGCAACAGCGATTACAACAGCAGGTCAATTAGTTATTAGACATATAGAACAAAATGTAAATGATTACATGAATAAAGTTATGCAGACACATGATAAAGTAGATTACATTGTGGCATCCGATACAGATTCAATTTATTTGTGTCTAGATAAACTTGTAGAAAAAACATGTGAAGGTAAAGACACAGAACAGATACTAAAATTTTTAGATAAAGTTATTGAACAAAAGATAGAACCATTTATTGAAAAATGTTTTAATGAATTAGCAGATTATACTAATGCATTTCAACAAAGAATGGTTATGAAACGAGAAGTTATTGCCGACAAGGCGATATGGACTGCCAAGAAAAGATACATGTTGCATGTATTAGATGAAGAAGGTATTCGATATACAAAACCTAAAATGAAAATTATGGGCATTGAGGCTGTTAAGTCTTCAACGCCAGAAGTTTGTCGTGGCAAAATTAAAGAGGCAATTGATATCATGATGACTAAAGACAACGATACACTTATAAAATTTGTTGCAGACTTTAGAGAAGAATTTAATCAGATGACACCAGAACAAATATCTTTTCCTAGAAGTTGTAATAATCTAAGAAAGTATAGAAGTGCAAAAGATATATTTGTAAAAGGCACACCTATACATGTAAAAGGTGCATTGATTTATAATCATCAAATAAAAGAACATAAGATAGACCATATCTATCCGGCAATACAAGAAGGTGATAAGATTAAATTTATAAAACTAAAAGACAGAAATCCTTTTAAACATGATGTCATAAGTTATATTACAAAACTACCGACAGAGTTTAATTTAAATGATTTTATTGATAGAGATGTACAGTTTGAAAAAACATTTATTACTCCTCTATCATTTATACTAGAGAGTATAGGTTGGGAAGTTGAACACAAGGCAAGTTTGGAGGCATTTTTCGGATGAGCGAATGGCTAAAACAATATGCAAATAAAGATGGTTTACCTATCATGAATCAAAGTGAGTTTGAACATCACACAGATAGAATAGGTAAAGAACAATTTAGATTAGACTTAGCAGATTATATTGCAGAGAATAGACCTAAATTTCCTCTTAAAGTAATAGAAGAAAAAGATGTCAGAAAATTATTTAACGAATTAAAAAATGATGACATATGGAAGATAATAAAACCTTTAGAGAATATTGATAAAACAGTATTTGAAAAGTATGATGATTACAAATATCCATTTAGTGAACATGGTTTAGGATTGATAGACGCCCCTAGCACCTACAATTCTATTAGTAATTATTTTCATCAAGAGTTAAGACTTAACTGTGGTAGTTATGGTTTTAAAGCACCAATAGAAGTATGGACCCAAGGCACAGCGAAAGATATCTGGAAGTGCCTAGGTCCTATTTGGCGTGGTATTAATAGTATGAAAAAAGTTAATATTGATGGTGAAGAAAAACTTAGAGGTGGTTCACTAATAGAAGCAAGTTACATGAGTGCATTTAGATTAGGTACTTATATTGCAACACAATTTAAACCTAATGTT